CGCACAAGTTTAGTTAGCGGGGGTTATCTTCTCCCCCACATATTACTTATTTTGTTTCATAGGACGACCAATATGTCGAAACGTCCTGTATCCCACTCAAAGCGTGGGTTGCTTCTTCATAAGCAAACGCAGCTTATGGTAAAAATCCTCATCAAGTACATCAGATTCTTCTTCCACATCATCATCCCTAGGCTCTGTAGCATCCATAAGGAGATCAAATTCTGGTAATGAATTTTTCAAAATAAAATCATCCGGTATAATGAAAACCATTAAATCTGATGAAGTTATAGCTGTAGGTAAGGTTCCCCCAACTCCATAAGTCACTGTAATAGTGGCAGTTGAGGTTGCAACAAAGGTAGAAACTATTATCATAACGGTACCAGTGCCTCCAGCACCTTTAGAACTAACCGTTTGATTAACAAAAGTATTAACACCTGTAGCATTATTAAATGAAACCGTAGGACCAACCGTAGCAACAGAACCACCTGTAACAGTCCACATCATAAAGAACTTCCGACCTGGACTGGTTGGTATTATTAAAATGGTAGTACCCGAAGCAATTGCAACACCAATAGAATCAAAAATTTTTGTTCCAGGCGGAGTACCAAAAGGAGCGGCCGCAGTTGGGGCCAACAATTGGTAATGGGCTGCAAAAGAGGTAACTGCATCCGAAGAAGCTATTAACTTAGGTTTGAACAACCTAATTTGATAAGATATCCATATTTCAGCAACAGCACCACCAATACTTTGCATTCCAACAGTAGCCACATCAGTTGTACCATAATCATACAACCTTAAATCTGCATTAGCAGGAATGCCCCCAACACGTATATAACGATGGGGAATGGTAGTCTGGGCATAAGAACATTCTATAGGATGAATTAAATTTTTAGAAGGATCACACGAGTTACCAAACTCATAATTTAACATTTCCATTTTATTTGAAAAAACCGGATCAAGAGCATCATACCTAGTTGCCACAACCATTGTACCTAATGCTGAAGAAGCATTGGTTGACAATACCGCATTAGAACTTGTAGATTTTAATTCAAAGATCATACCATCTATCACATACTCTTCAAAGGAAACAGCCAATGAAGACAACCATGGAAAAGTTGCTGATATTCCAGGATTTAAAGGATAGGAAGAAACAGTAAAAGCAGATGTGGATGACAAGTCACCCAGGTACTCACAATGTGTGATACTAATACCAGCCTTACCGAGATTTGAATTTCTAATTTGAGGGATATTGCCATCCATAAGAGAATTTTTATTAATTTTATAATCACCAAAGCCAGTAATAAAACTCCTGGCAGTATTTAGGGCCATATTGGCATATTCAGGCCCATGTCGTTTAAAAACACCGAGTAGATCATCACGCAACCCACCACGTGGCTGTCGCATGGGTAAATTAGACTTAGGTCGCTTAGGGCGGGGAGCCTTAACAGGCAAATTGAATTCACGCTGAACTTCACGCCGCACTTGCTTTTTGACCTTTTTATTTCTATTTCTATTTCTTGGCATCAAACAATAAAATCGAATTGATTTTGTTTGTGCGCTGATATGAGGATCCAATGACAGAACCGAAACCATTAACAATGGGAAAAGCATAACGATTAACATAATCTATCGCATCTTTGGGACAATACCTCAAAATCAGCGGGCACATTATTTCACCCAGTTCCTGCTTTTGGTTAAAATAATCTTCAATTGTAAACTGATGCTCAATTGGAATACCATATTTTCGTTCTACTAACAAACGAGTACGAAAACCTGTTTCAACAAAAGGTAACCCTGAATTGAACTTCTCAACTATCTCCTTCATACGTTGAAATTCAAAAACATTTGATGAACTCGGCAACCTCCAATGATAACCCGCGGTCATACGCTCGGCATAACGAGCAAGTGCATAAAGAATAGGACAACCTGTGTACTGATATAGCATCGACAAGGCTTTAGCCCGTAACAGTTCCATTAATTTACGATGTTTCGCAAAAGTATACTGTCGTGATGTCCATCCAAATTTTAATAAAGCATTAATAGGATCAGTAACATTAATATAATCCTCAGGGTCACAGATGACACCACAAAAGGCACCTGCAGTAATGTCATCAGTAACCATCATTTTAATGACCATACCAAACTGGGCATAATCTTCTTGTGAGGGAGGCTTACCAAAAAAAGAAAAACAGCCATCATCACCTTCAACAGCCGCTTTAAAAGAACGCCATTTCAATTGTTTACACAAATACTTATTAACCATTAAATTGGCAAAACCATTTCCAAGTGACGTACACATTTCACCACTCATACGTGTAGCAATAACCCAAATGATAAAATCTTTAAAACAACAAACATTAACACCAGTTTGAGCTTTTAAAACCACCTCAAACCACTCTGGACCTGCTTCAAGAAGCTGGACCATAAACTCATACAACACCATCTCAACGGACTCTTGAAACATTTTAACAAATGTCGCTTCAAAATAACTAAAGTCCGTAAACATATGGATGGCGCCGTATTGATAGACATTTTCCATCAAATGTCTTGCTCTAAGAGCGACCGGGATATATTTGACAAATTCTCTGGTGGTGGAGAAAATATATGTCTCAATGGCGTGAAAAATTCCTCCAACAAGACACTTATAAAAGTCCGTCCTGCTGTTGATAGGTCGCGGATATTTGTATTCAGGGTAGGGTTCATCCTTAATAAATGATTTGATTCGCGTGAATCTATTTCTCTCCACATTACCCGAATTGATTGACCCAAGCCAATTATTCCACGTTTTATACAATTCACACTTACGAGACTGAGTGTAAGGAGCATTCTTGAGCCAAGTTTCAACAGATACATCAGTTGCCCCATCCAAAGGTTTATAATTTTCCTTACAATACCTAACAACAAAGTTACGCAAGGACCGCAAACTGAAATAATTAGCCGGCGTAGTGAGTCTAGCGAAACGGTAAGCAACACCGTCAAGTCTGCTCTCAAAGTCCTGGCCGTCAGGAACTGGTAAAGCAGCTGCAGGATAACAGATAGGTAACGCAACACGAACGTAAACCCGACTGCTAACACCAACATGGCGCAAATTCCCAAAATACGTTGACCGAATTTTTGTTTTAGATTTGAGCCGCCCGAATTCTTTGAGTTCGACTTCTCGGGTAGTATATCCGAGTGTCCCCTTCCGGCTTTCAAACCCGGGCGTTCGCGAAAAGCCAAAATACCACGATTATAGAAATATTCCATAATTATATTTTTAACAAAATCAACAGTATCACGGTGGATATGATATCCTAATAATGGCAAATTACGATCAATATTAATTGAACTGGAAGAAGCCGCACATGCATTAAGCTTCGCAATAATAGTATCCATATTCATCTCAGCACTATAATTTGAGGCAACTATGAGTTGAGATGCCAATTGTAAGGAGACCTCCAATTCATGCACATTATGAGAAAAAGGAATTCTACAAATTTCAGTACCAAAACACTTAATAATCCACCATGATTCCCACTGAATTATAGAATAAATTGGTTGTGCATGATAAATATTAGAATTAATATGATTATCAGATCTAACATCATATGTAGTCGGCTCATACTCGACAAAATTAGCATACATAACATGTTTCTGAGCAATACCCCAACCACCCCAATGTTCCCACCATTTATGAGTTTTATTCATGAAATTAACAATTAATTTAAGAGCATCAGAATTTTTAGGTTTTGGATCATCAGAACCAGAAGAGGAAGAGGAACTACCATCTGAACTAGAAGAAGTAGCAGAATCAAGTAATGACTTACTGGAATTTGACTTACGTGACTTATTTTTACTCTTATCTTTAGGATGAGTTGTTGGTTTAATAAGAGCACTAGCCACTTGAGAAAAAGTTTTAGGAGGCTCAACATCAGGATGTGTTTCAATAAGCGTATGGCCTAATTGTGGTACATCCATTTCAACTTTCTCCATTTTGGGTACCTCAGCCTTTTTAATAACCAACTCAGGGGTCATCTTCTCCAAAATAGAACCAGGAACATTTTCAATTTTCTCTTCTAATTTCTTTGGTGCTAAAGAAATATCTTTATTGCGTTCATAAATTTGTGAATTAATTAATGCATAATCCATATCCATCACCTCATCAAAAGTATAATGATGGAATTTATTTAACAATTGAACATCAGTTAATTCAAACAATGCATAAACATCATCAGCATCTAAAACTGCTGGTTGCATCATATTAGCATGTTTTAAAACATCAAGTTTTTGACGCAAAGTTAACTTTGAATATGATTGAGATCGCAAATTTTGAAAAACAGTCATCTGCAATTTCTGAGATACACATGACTTCACCCGAAACCAAAGCGGGTCATCAACAAATTTGTCCAATTCAAAAGAATATACGTAAACCTCATCAGTTGAAACATTCCAAACATACGGAAGTCTACCTGTAAAGTTACGATAAAAGAAACGGGCTGGCATAACAGTCTTAACATCCTCAAACGAGTTTCCAGAAGACTCATCTTCAACCAAATGACTACGCGGCATACGTCGTCCTTGTTTCTTTTGGCCCTGATCACGTTTATTTTTAACACGTCGATCTGGCCGCCTTTTAGTATTATTTTTAGAAGTTTTATTTTCTTCACCATCCGAACACGGAAGGTTCATAACAATCGCATCGAAATCAT